TCCGAAACCGGTATTACATCGACACGGCCATCGAAGTCTGTCTGTTTTACCTCTGCTGGTCCGCTGCCCGTATTGTACGGATACATCGGCGGCAGATACTCATTGAATACCTTGGCTAGAAGCTGGAACTCAACCTTTTGCGAGTAATGCAGGCGCTTGTGGATAGCGCTCATAACCTTGGTTCCACGCTCAAGTAACGCGACCGTGGTGCCTACCGGCATCGCCTGATTCATGTCCCCGACGTTCGTATCAGCAATCGAAGCAAACCGCTTACCAGAATCAACCAACATGCCGAGGAGCTGCATTAATACATTGGAAGGTTCCTTGATCGGGAGAGGTATCAAATTCTCTCGCAACGACCCACCTGTTGTGTCAATATCGCGGAACTCTCCGGGCTGAAGCGGCTCATCCTCATCACGAATCCTCATTCCTCTTGCTTTAAAGCCAGAGGGGAGGTTAGCGATTGTGCCAGCGTCAATAAGCTGGCGAAGGATGGACGTTGAAGCCTTGGAGAGACCTCCAATCATGTGACTCAAACCAAGGCCGTAAAACCCTAGTCCGGGCAAAAATTTGTACTGAACGAAGTAATTTATCTTCTGCTTGAGCGGATCTTGCTCAGCGTAGTTGCGGCGAATAGCTAAGACCTGCTGAGAACCCTCGTCAATCGTTACGATATATGGCAGCTTAAGTCCTGTAGGCTCGCCATCTTGCCCTATATCCTCATATCCGGGCAGGTCGAGGATTGTATGCACCTCGTAAACCACTCTATCCCGGTTTTCGGCATAACTTGGCTCCATGCCCTCAATTTCATCAATTTCTTCTTCGATATCGCTTCGATTCTTGATATGGACGTCACCTCGAAGCTCGACATCAGCATAAAAACCCGCTAATTGTTGTTTTCGGATCTCGTTTTTGCTCATCGAGATGACATGAGTAACTCTTTCCGCCGAAATTATGTCGGGAGCCTCATACGGGACTACCAAGTCCTCTGGTGCGATGAATTTTGACACCGCTCGGCTCAATCCTTGGTCGTAATACACCTTTTTGAACGCAGAACCGGCGATCGGAAGGTAAAAAAGCAACATATCCAGCTCGGGATCGTACTCTTGCATCACGTTCATGATGTAAAAGTTCATAAAATCCTGAACTCGCTCTGCCTGCATCTCAACTTCGGCGTTCCGAGCGCCAATAATTTCAGTTTTCACCGGTCCTTTGGGCGGCAAAAGCTCTTTGTAAGCTTGTGCCTGAAACTGAGTCACAGATTCAGCAAGAATTGGATGGATTACACCAGACGAACCTTGAAACGGCTGGCTGCGCATCTCGTCAAACTTCATGCCGAGATACTTCAAACCGTCAACGTAAGTCTTTTCCCACTCTGAACGGCTTTCCTTGTCAGCGCTGATTGATTGGAGCACATCATCCGCCAGCTTGCCGAGGTCAGATTTGCTCAAAAACTCGACAAGATTGCTATCAAAAGGGATTTGCGGCGTTTCAGGAACCGCATCGATCTCGTCATCGATGAGGATTCCCTCTTCATCGACCAAAATCTGAGCCGCTTCTCTGATTAAATCTGCTCTGCTTGGCTCTGGCACCACGTCAACGATGCGTGAAAGCGGCAGCACATCTGGATCATTTTCTGTTCCGAGTCTTTCGATGGCCATCAGTAATAAACCGTCCTATCCCGAGGAAGTAATCTTGCCTCTTCTTGATAATCGTTTTCGAGGGCGACAAATCCCCCTTGCCTAAACCGCATGAGCGCCATGGTTGCCGAGTCGCAATAGTCATCGTGATCGCCGTATGGAAAGCTCGCCATCTCCTCGATCACTTCTTCAGCAAAACCATCGTCCGGTGCCCAAACCATCGCTGATTCGAATATCGGAGCAACGCTATTCATTCTCGCAATCTTATCTTGGCCACGGCTTGGTGTATAGGCGGTGACTGGGATGCCCATCCTGCGCAGCTCGTGCGTCAAAGGCGTGCCGCTGGCTTTGGCTTCAATGAGCACGCAATCAGGTTCCCAATATTTGTATTCCTCCATCGCTATTTTTTTTAGCTCTGGGAAGTCAACGCGAAACCGCTTGGCGTCAAGTAGTAGCACACATTCAGGTCCGTCGATTTCAGGCTGAAAAACCGCCCACGTTGTAATCGCAGAATAGTCAGCCGTTTCTTTTTTGCTAAACGCCGTATCGTAGGACTGGATCACGTAACTATAAGCAGGTACATAATCCTTTTCCCAGATCTGCCACCACTCGCGCTTGACGATAGAACCCTCTTCGGAAGTGGGATTCTGCATCCACTGAGCGTTCCACTTCGGAACCGGCAGAGAGGCTTTGACAGATAGCAGCTCGTCTTTTTTCCAAAACTCAGGCCACAGCGGTTCATCTGACTCAGGCATGATCGCCGGGAACTCAATCAGCTCCCATTGATCTGCGTGCATTTCGCCCTGCTTTTTGAGCACCTTGCCGACCAAATCTTTGGTGCTCCATCTCGTCATTACTATCACGATAATGCCACCGGGTTGCAGACGCTGTCGTGGACCAGATGTATACCACTCGTAAACCGCATCCATTGCAGTGGGGCTTAGCGCGTCCTGCTCGCTCACGGGGTCATCGATGATGAGCAGGTCCGCGCCTCGCCCCGTAATCGCGCCGCCTACACCCGCATAAAAAGACTCGCCCCCTTCGTTAGTTGTCCAGCGACCGGCTGATTTGTTGTCGGCTTGCAGCTTTAGCTTGGGAAAAACTTCTTGGTAATCCTCAGAATCGATAATGTTTCGAACTCGGCGACCGAACCGAACAGCAAGCTCGGCAGTGTGGGTGGTCTGAATAATCTTGAGGTTGCCGCGCAAACCCATCATCCACGCCGGGAAGTAGGTTGAAGCAAACTCTGACTTAGTGTGTCGAGGAGGAAGGCAAACGATCAATCGTTTCAGTTTGCCTTGCGCGATGCGGTTGAACTTTTCTCCGATAATTTTATGATGGCGACCCTCAACGAACTCAGGCCACATTTGTTTGACAAACTTGATAAAGTCGCCCTGACACTCTTCTTGCTTTTCTATCTGATCGTAACGTTTGAGAAGAGCAACCGCTTCGGCTTTCTCTTGATCTGACAGGATGTCGAAATCGCGTAGCGCAAGTTCAGACATCGCCCCATTCTTCGCCCTTGAACAGCAAAGCCTCCGCCTCTCTCCTGCGGACTAAACCGTCAAGAACTTTGCCGCCAGATTTGTTCCACCTACGAATCTCGGTTGGGACATCTTCGAATTTGCTATCATTCAATTTTTTCAGCATCGTGGATGAACGCAGGTTGCCGGGGCCAAGGTTGTAAGTCCAAGCGACTAAAGCATCGAACTCATTTTGCTCTAGTGGCACATCAACCGCTTCACGCACATACCCTTCGAACTCTTCCAAGTCTTCAGCAAGCATGCGATCAGCATCTTCTTGAGTGCAAGCGTCACCTTCCTTAACGCCAGCAGTATGGCCATAACCGATTGTCCAAACTTGAGCAGGGCATAAATACGCCTCTAACTCGCAGCCTTCAAACTTTTTAATCAGGGCTTTGCCCTCTTCGCTAGTTTTCATCGTCCATGCTTCTGTGATGCGCCAAAATAAAATGAAACAACGGCTGATACTAACCCGCCAAGGTAACCAAGTATAAGATTGATCAGCTCCATTGAGGTGTTGCCCGGAGGTTCAAGAGTGATTAGGGTGATAAATCCGCAAAAGAAACACACCATGATCAAGCCAATACTTCTGGCTGTCCAATCGTCTGAAAACTTTGAGCGAGCGTCTTGTATATCTTGGGTTTCTAGCTTGAACACGTCTACGTCAAGCTCTTTCATCCTTGCTTCGAATTCTAACTCCGCTTTTTTGATTTCAGCAAGTTGCTCTGGTGTGGCGTTTTGAACTGCTTTCTGAATACTCCGCTCGTCAGGAGCACACCCAAGAACAGAAGCTATTGCTTGTGCTGCCGTTCCACCGAGCGGACCACCAAGCGCCTGCCCTATGGTGGGAGCAACGGCTCCAATCAAACCTTTTATTGCGCCAAATTTCATCTCATCCACACCGTTGCTATGATTCCAAAAAGGGTCGTAACCATTAAAGGGTAAATACCCCAGATCATTTTCTCTAACTTATCAAATCGCTTAGATCCCGCCTCTAACCGATCGTTGATAGCCTCATACCGCAAGGCGCACTCTGCCTCGTGTATCTCTATCTTCTGAAGTGCGTTCGCAGTATGAGTTGGTTCCATAGCGTATTACCTATTACTGATCTGAAAGGGGGTTATCCAAAGCGCGTTGTAACTTTGCACTCAACCTTTCCTCTAACTCTTTCATATCTTGATCTTGAGATGATCTTAACTGTTCTCGACGATTTTCAAAACGCTCTTCTGCTCTGTCAATCATGTCTCGGGTATCGTTTTCAATACCGTTTGCGATATCTTCTATCCTGTCTACCTGCTGTTCGATGCGAATTATATCGTCTCGAAGCCCGTTCTTGATATCTCTTGAGTAGTCAACCGCCTCGGTGACCTTGGTATCCATGATCTCCATCTGCTTTTGATATGCCTCAAGATCTAAGTTCGCAATCTCTTCAACCTTTTGGTACATCAAAAACCCGGCATACAAGGTGCCGCACATACCGCTTATGACTCCGACAGCAGCAAAACGAGCGCCCCAAGACATGCGAGATACATGGCCTGTGACCATTTTTATCTGATCATCAATGTCCTCGCTCAATTTTCAAACTCCTCTGTTTCTGACAGCCTCCGCAACCTTTCGACTTCAGTGCGTAATTTCAGCACCTCTAGCTGCTTTTTCTCTAGCTCTAGCTTGTACAGAGCGTTGCAGTTGATTCTTTCTTTCGGGCCATCCAGCGGGATTACGATTCGAGCGTAGACGCCAATGTCTTTCTTCTGCCCCGATAGAGGATCTGTGCCATCGAATGGATTGTCAGCGTCGTTGATGATGCCTGTCACACCGAACTCCAAGTTAGTACCACCGCCAATCGCGTTTGAGCAATCAAGATCGCCTGCCCTAAACTTATCCGACTGGTACGAAGTGGGGCCGCTAGGTAGCTGCAAGTTCAACGAGCTGTTCTGCCCAAACGCACACAAAGGCACCAAGATGAAAAACAAGACGAGCCGCTTCACAGTAATGGCTCCTTGAACTTAGAGCAGATCCGCGACGAAACCACCGTACCTTGGCTTTTGTCTTTTCTTAATTTACTCCTTGAGCAAACATACATAGCCCTGTTCGCATCTTGTTTTCTGATGTAAATGTCAAACGAAACGTGAGACAGATATTCGACCTTCAATATTCTGTAGCCAGTGACGAAAGGCACCACTTGCCAGTCTTTGTCGAAGACAGATATCTCGTAATACTCAACGTCTTGCCGCTTGTTGAACATCCGCATTTCAACCTTCAAAACGTCATCGACGTAAGATGGCCCGAGCTGCGGATAAGTCGGCAACATCTCGTGCGCCCATGCCGGAAAGGTAGCTAAGGCAAAGAGCGCAAGAACTTTCTGGCTCAGTTTGCGATACATTCCGCTAATACAATGGCTTTGTACTGACCAGCAGGGTACACCTTACCGAAGCCATATTCAGCTTTGGACGTTACTTTGAACCACGTCGTTCCTGCCGTGTGCATGTCGAACTCGGTAGTGTAGTCATACTCAACCTTATTAGTGTCATAGTCCGACATCGCGGCATCAGATACCTCATTGACAGCAACTTCGCCTGTCCATGACACTGTATCAG